AAACATTGAGGGGGCCTTATCCGCGTTAACAGTGCCAGTGGAACCCGTGCCGAGGGGATTGCGGTCCCCATAAGAAATAATGGGGCCGGTAAGGGCGGACTTCGTCATTACGATCTCCTCGGGCTGCCCCCTGTGAGCAGCGGTTGTTCAGGGCCGGTTATTATTCAGCCAGTTGGACTATCACACCCCAGCAGTGGCAAATATCGAACGCCAGTCGGTCCAGCCCATACTATAACGCTCATAGCAAGCGGCAAGAGCGTTCTTAGTCCCGAAGTCATTATCCTGGTCAAACGAAGTCGTTTCACGCTCAAAGTGTTGCATCCCTCGCGGAATGTTCGTCCTCAGGAACCACGCGGTAGCCGAGGAGAAGTAGTGATTGACCTTGATACCCTTCGGCAGAGCGTTAGTGGCCTTCAAAACGTTAATCGCGTTGTTGGCCGTATCGTTCTGCAGCACGGACTTCAGGATGCGGTTCGCCTCGAACCAAAGCTGCGGAGGAATGTGCAGGCTCTGGGGCAGGTTGCTGATCTTGAGACCCCGGTTATTCTGGGTCTGCATGATCTGAATCACCAGGTCTTCAATTGCGGCCTCGGAAAGGTCGGCTGCAGTTGTGAGCTGATTAGACTGATTGCCAGCCAGCGTAGGATGGGCTGTAGAGATAAGCGACACGCCATCGCCGCCAGTATAACTCGAATTGAAAGCTCGGTTATACACATTGGCGCCAACGTTCTCCTTGGTCTGGCGCATCGAGAAGGCAAGGGCCTGGGCTCGGCGCTTCGACACGATTTCATAGAGGTTGTCGCGAAGCTCTTCGTAGGTAACGATATACCCCAAGGCGTACGCCACGTGGGTGTAACGGGAGACCGCGCCCTGGGTCTCAGTATCGTAAACGATACCGGTGCCTTCAGGCTTGACAGGGGCGAGACCGAAGCCCGTGATTTCCACGTCCTCCTCGTACGCCTTGTCGGAAGTCTCCTTTTCGAACAACTCAGGAAATTCCTCCTGATGTTCGTTGTACATGCGGCCCCACCAGGCGTGAATGCCGGGCCAGAGGGCTTTAGGATGAGCGCCAGTTGTGATTACGGTTGCCATTGGTGCTCTCCTTAGTTACCGGCCACGCCATTCGCCAATTGATGCTGGTTGATCTTGACCAGCCATTTGGCGTTAGCGGTGGGGGGTTGAGCATTGTCGGGTTGATCGAGCAGGCGCATAACCTTCAACTGTTTGGTAGTGTCGCCAGTGAAGGTGACCGAACCGCTCATCAACCAGCCCGAGTAGCCGGTAGTCGTGGAACCCGTTCCGGAAACCAAATTCGTATTGCCCCCCGGCCACTGATTGAGGGTGGTACCAGTGCCATCATCCTGAATCAGGAAGGTAAGGGTCGGGTCATCCGCAACCAGAATATACTGGGCGGTGGACGCCGGATGGTAGATCGGAAGATCGCGAGTGACGGCGAGGGTCGGGTTGCCACCAGCCACGATGCCGACTACCGAACCCACAATAGGGTTACCAGCGCCGGCAGTAGCAATGGCGACGCCGGGGATACCGTTGGCGTCGTTCTGGGTGTGCAACATAGTGACGGGGTCACCAATATAGAGTGCGGTGGCATAGCCCACCGGCACGTAATACATGTTCACCGACCCATTCCACACACTGCCATCGAAATGGCGGTAGGGAATCAGGCCGCGCGCAACGTTCGCATTAGCCATTTAGGAAACTCCGAGGAATTGGTTCATCGTCCAGCTTTGATAGTGATCCCCCGGCTCGGAACATATCGATTCTCACCGGGCTTAGCGTCCAAAGCACCCTGTCGGATTGCGGTCTCTTTCTCGTCGACCACGTCCTGCTGGCGCTTCATATCGTCCAAATACCAATCTTCCGGAATTTCTAGAAGCCAGGCTGTAAGCGGACCTCCTGAAGTGGATACGCCTACAACCCTTGAAACTTTCTTACCTTCCTTATCAATCACATGCGTATATCCTGCGTCAAGTGCTGAATCTAGCCGGCCGGGAATTTCATTGAACCAGTGCCTATGAAAACCATCTCTAGCGGGGTAGGCGAGCTTCTGGTCCTGGCTCCCGAAAGGCTTACGAGTCTCTCGGGACATTCTCTTAGCAGCCGGCGCGGGCACAATAGTCTTTGTGGCAGGGGTATTCATTGC